ATCATCGCCTTGCGGAAAAGTTTTGTAATATTCAGTAAGAAAAGCAGCGTTACACATTATGTGTGCCGTGTGAAGCAATCCGGTTTCAAGATCATAATCTTCGCCACGTTCGAAAGCTGCTGTATGCCTTTTTAATGAAGCCGTAACTTTAGACCACTTCATTCCAAGTTCCCAATTCCGTTCGGCATATTTTTCAGCACCCAAGGTCAAGACCTTTGCAAATTGTTCTTGTGCAAAAGCCGGAATCAAATCATAACGTGTTTTACCCTGGTTGAATCGCAAACCTTCTTTTTTATCTTGCATTTATTTCAGAATTTGGGTTACAATTCCAGTGTTTTTTTTGATGTATAAAAACCCAAGAAACAAAGCAAAAAACACAATCAACACCACAACACCCATAATATAAAAGATAAATGAACTGTCGAAATTTTCTGTTTTATCCTTTGTTTTATTCAGTAGCGAATTCTTAAACTCTCGATTTTCCTTCTTAATTTCTTCGATAGCCGAAGCAAAACAATCTATTGATGCAATATTACCACCCTGATCATAAACAGTCTTAATCGTGGTGCCTTGCCTATTCGTGCGATAAATTGTGGTGTCTTTATAAGTGATTTTCGGGATTTCATAATGCACTGTATCACCTTTTCTGAAGGTTGTTGTTTCAATATCTTCTTTGAAAGCTGTATCTTCTTTTTGTTTTGTTGCTGCTTTTTGAATGTCACACGAATAACACAAAAATAAAAGTGATATTAACAAAGCTAAAAGCAAGAATTGGAACACTTTTTTTAAATCTATTTTCATAATTTTAAACGTAAGAAGTTAAAACTTTAATTTCATTAGCAGCAACCGCACCTGTATCACTATCAGCCGCCCCGGCTGTAATTGCTATTGCTATTCCTGTAGAAAATCGATGCCCTAAAGTTCCCATATCAGCGTGTACCGCTGCATTAGGCTGTATTGGAATAGTTATTACCGGCACATCAGTTCCTACGGTTGGCGCACTTGCTTTATTATAGAATTTTACAAATCTTACAGCCGCATTAGTATTACTCGCAAAAACATTATAAACCGTTCCAGCAGAGTTTTTAATAAAAGCCGCATTCGTAGATGCAGCACTATTTATATTTGATGCTGTAGGTGTTGCCAAAGTTCCCTGATTCGCCGTTACAGTTCCACTTACCGGCTGCGTTCCTGTTACTTGTGAAGCTGGTATTGGTTCAGTTGCATAAGTACCCAAAGTAAACCGCCAAGATTGTGTTCCCGAAGTTCGCGCCGTTGCCCTTACTCTTACCCTTTTCAAAGCATTGACCGACATTTCCCAAGCATAAGCTGGCATTGCACCCAAAACACCAGTTGTTGTTTCAATTGTGTTTGCATTAGATCGCACCGCTTGAATACCAAACCAGTTTTCGCCAGTATCTTGCAAACTACCTTCAAAAGTACAGTTGATACCAGCAAATGTTCCAGTGCAAAAAATCATCACATTTGAAGCACGCGAACAATCAGCAATCACAGTACCACCAGCAACAGGCGTTCCAATTGTAGCTTGTATAGCAGTAATATCACCAGTTATATCAGCAAAAGAAGCGGGTTTAGAAGAAACTTTTAACCGACCTTGTTCATCCATTTTTAACACAGAATAATCGCCATCTGAAGCAGTTGAAGCATCAGCATCAGAGCGAATTCCTAAAAGCATAATTCCTTTATCACCGGAAATATGTTGTTCATCTTCTTGTTTTATTACCGAAAGAAGTGTGGCATCAAGTGCCAAACCCCCAAGTGCGTTTTCTAAAGCCATAATTATATTTTATTTATCCAAATTGAAACTAAACTTCCTGACACATCCGTTTGATACCACACATAAGGAATCAATAAAGCCGGATCTGTTTGTTGCACAAAAACATTTGTGTTTCCAGTATCACCTTTTATTCCTTGAATTCCTTGTGAACCAACATCACCAGTATCACCTTTTATTCCTTGAATTCCTTGTGAACCAATATCACCAGTATCACCTTTTATCCCTTGAATACCTTGTGAACCAATATCACCTTTTATTCCTTGAATCCCTTGTGAACCAACATCACCAGTATCACCTTTTATCCCTTGAATTCCTTGCAATCCAGCGTCACCAGTATCACCTTTTATCCCTTGTGAACCAACATCACCAGTATCACCTTTTATCCCTTGAATTCCTTGCAATCCAGTGTCACCAGTATCACCTTTTATCCCTTGCAATCCAATGTCAGAAACTTCAATAGTAACCGGAACCAAAGCTTCAGTCACTTCAATACTTACATTTTCGGTTACAGTTTCGACCGTAATTGCAATTTCGTGCGTTATTTCGTTTATGACTATCATACCACTTTGCTTATATCGTCAATCACTTTGACAGTTCCTTTTAAATATGTTTGGCACGTTCCATCAACAAACTTAATTTGCAAATCATATTGATATACACCAGCCGAAGGATTAAATTCGTCAATCTGATCTAAAACTATTTCGCCGGTAACTAAATCAACCACCGTGATATTATCACCGGTTTTCCATTCGTGAATCACAACAGCTTCAATTTCTTTTTTGATTTGACAAACAATCACGGCACCAGTTATATCAAAATTAAATTTGACATTAATTGGTGAAAAAGTAGATCCTTTGTAATGGTCATTAAAATTATATAATCCCGGTATTGCACTCATAATCTTGTTTTTTTAATTTATAAACCCTAAAATTTTAAATGCGCAAAAAGCACGTTTTTATTCAATCTTTTTCTTCGCATTACCGTTCCGCCGTTACTATCATTTCCAACAGCAGTATTACCTTCAATACTTTCAAAATACAAATTACCTTCGTACCATTTTACGAATATACCGGTGTGATCATAACGGCCATCAGCATTCCAATCGAAGAAAACAATATCCCCTTCGACTGGTGATTTCGTAATCAGTTCATTTTTTTTGAAATACGCCACAGCAGTTTGACAGCCGGCAAAACCTTTTGTAAAACCTATTTTTGGTAATTGAAATCCAGCCATTGCATAACACCAGGAAACAAACATTCCACACCAAGCCACACCATCAAAACCAAACCATTTGCCGTATTTGCTTTTATTGGTATTTAAAGGTTTTTCGCCTTGCCCAATTTCTTTTTCTGCTATTCGGATTATCTCGTTCATAATTATTTAATTATAATTTTATCATAAAACCACATTCCAAACGTAAACACAAACCCACCCACAGCACCAAGAAAAGCCACTTTTGCAGCAAGCATTTTTTGTTTTAACAACAAATCTTCTAATGTAGTTTTCATATCTGAAACTTCTTCAACAAGTCCTTTGCGGTTTGTTTTTTCATCGTTTTCTAATATGTATAAAACCCGATCTAGTTTTTGACTTAAAGTATTGTGTTCCGGTATTCCCATTATTATTCCTTTTTAGTAATTACTTTTTCAAACATATTTAAAATGAATTTAGGTGCGAAATTAAAAGCAACACCCACAACCAAAACAACCAGTTCCAAATTGGAATAAACCAGCTGACCGGTCAAATATTTGTACACCTGAAAAGTGTTTAATGTCAATCCTAAAATCAACAGAAACCAATAGCCAATTTCTTTTCGTTGTCTTATACTCATTTTATTTATTTTTTTAATTGATTCTTTTATAAATAGGATTTTCCCTTTTTACTTTTCTTTCATCTGCTTTGAATTTCTTTAAAATTGCATCGCATTCTTGCGGTGTTGGATCACTAAACAAAAACCGCATATAATGTCGATTCATTATTTCTTCAATCTCTATTTTAGGAACATCGACTTTTATTTTAGTTGCCATCTTTATTTCTTTTTAAGAGTTAATTTCCGTAATGCTTCTTTTAATTTTTGCGCTTCACTTTTTTTATATTTCATTCCTTTACGACTAGGTCGTGGTTTTGGTGTTGGTATTGGCGTTCCTTTTGTGAACTTATTTTCATAAAGTAATTCCGCATCAATGATATTACCACCAATTACAAAACTGCTATTACCATTTGTGGCATATCCTGATACAATACCGCTTTGAGCGATTGAAAAATTAATGAATAACAATAGTATTGTCAGTTTCATACTAAGTCACGCATTACATCAATAGCTACATTTGACATTCTATCTGCAAATACCGTTTCAGGATGCAATCCATCAGGCGCTAGTGTTGGTCTGTTCCATTTATTCACCATACAATTTCCGTTAAAATCAATGCAAGGGAATCCATATTTAAAAGCAATATTTTTCATTGCAGTAGCAAAATCCTTTGTCGTTTTACCGTTTGCATCAGCATAGTTTGGATCGGCTGAAAAACTAGGATATTCACCATAAGTAGTTGTTGCAATAAATATTTTTGCGTTTGGAACTCTTGCCATTGCTCGTTCCACCCATTTATTCAAAGCACCGTAAAATTCATTAGTATTAGTGCTATCTAAAACTCCAATAGCATAGCTACGTGCATAGTCATTTGCCCCACCATTTAAAATCAATACATCTGTATCTGTTGGGATTTGTGCAATTCTTTGAGTAGTCCAAAACCCATTAAAATCTCCATTAGCATCTGCACCACCAGCTACCGCAGTGCCACCAATACCTATGTTAGTATGAAGAAATCTTAATTCTTTGCATAGTTTATTTTGCCATCTATTTTGATAAACTATACTATCACCAAAAGTTGTCAGTTTTAAAGTTACCCCATCTTCTATGTACGGATAAACAGCATTATTACCACCTTTTACATAAAAAGTTTGATTAGCGCCTTCCTCAAATTGTACACTTTCTTTTTGGTCAATACCGACTGTAATTCTAATATACTCACAACCTGATGGAATTGTAACTGGGTATGTTCCTAATTGACTTCCTGAAACAAAAACTTGGGCATTATCATAAAACGCTTTGTAAGTTTGTGTTGAATTACAAGAATAAACAGTGCCTGGTGTTACTTTTATAAAATCGGAGCAAGCACCAGAAGGGTATTCTGTAGAAACAGTACCATTAACCCAATTTGCAAAAGCCTCATCTATTGCTGTTTCAACTATAAAAAGGTTTTTAGAAGTTGTTAAAATGTCGGCTGTTTTTGCGTACTCGATTAAATTTAATTGAGAATTAGGAACGATTTTAATATATTCGCCATAAACAGTTGACGTGCTTCCATTTTCAATTTGAACATTAGCTACATTGATATTTTCGGAATCATTAACAGCGATTGTATATCTAACAAAACCATCAACCGTTGCTGTTTTTGCTGCTGCATTTGAATTTGACGATGGAACAAAAACTTTGTTTACATCAAAAAAACAGTTTTGCGCACCACCGCCAGCATTTTTATTACAAATAACTGTTTGCCCAGCTAAAACGGGAATATATCCCGTGACAGAATAAATACTCAAAGCGACTAATCCACCCGTTCCGTTTAAATAAAAACCTCTTTGTATTTCGGCATCTGTTTTATCAAATAAGTTTTTTAAAGGCAAAACATCTGCTTTATTTTCTATGTCAATTAATTTCAAATAGTCAGTTAATTTTATTTGAGAATCAGGAATGAATTTTTCATAATTTTCATAAAAAGTTTCCGAAGTGCCAAGCTCAATTTGAAAAGTATCTTTATCCGCTGAAAAATCTAAAGTAACTTTTTTAAAATATACTGATGCTGGTATGGTATAGCTTCCAGAAAAAGCTGCTGATTTTCCACCAGCTACTACATTTTTATCAATATCATAATATGTACTCCACCTTATTGATTGATTACAGTTATAAACTTCGGCTGGTAAAACAGGAATGTAATCAGATAAATGAAGTCCAGCAATACTCCCTATCGCACCCGTTTCTGTTGAATAATTATCTAAAACTAAAGTATCTTTATTAAACTTATTTTTTCCTACTAACAAATCAGCTTTAGTATCTAATTGTGTTTTGTCAGCTTTATTTTCTTTCAACAACCTATCATTATTCGCAGAACCAGGCTTTGCAGTTTCACTTGAAACTAAAGTATTGATTACATCAGAAACGTTTACTTTACCAGTTAAATCAATAGCGGTTAAACTCACTGAATAAGTAGATCCAACTCTTTGCAGTGTTCCAATATTGTTTGCCGGAACAACCATCCCACCCCAATTTGTGTACGTGCCAGGACCAACACCAATCGCGTGAATGTTTCCGGTTGATGGTATTGCTGAAGAAGTGGTCACTTCATTTATAATTGTACTATCAACCAGCTTTGCTTCAATAGACGATTCTAAATAAGCAAAATTATTGTTTATAATATTCCCAGCTTCTCGCGCCGGCGTTCCAGTTTTGTCGTTTGGAGCTGCTCCTAAATTTAAGTTTTGTAACATAATTTATTATATTGGGTTTTCATCAAAAGATCTATACACATTATCGAAAGTGATTATTTCACTACTAAAATCAAAACCATCTAAAAAAACAGGAATCACGCTTTCTGTCACGGATTCGAATTTATTGTTTCCCACTCCTATTCTTTGTATATCTGCCATAAGTATTAAATTCCTGATGTTACACCCACAGTTAAAACTACTTCAGTAGGAAGTCCAGCAATAGTTCCTACACCCGTAGTTATTACCGTGCTATTAATATTTATTTTACCGGTAACCGAAGCATAATCACCAGGATTATCAATCCCTTTTTGTGCTTCAACAGTCAAATCAAAATAAATTTCATCTGTTGCGATAAAATTTAAAACGATTGGGATTGTACTTGTTACAGGAACTATATCAACAGGCTCTATATTTACGCCGTTTTTTTCAATCACGTAACCCATAAAAGCATCATACCCATTAGCATAACTTTGAACTGAAATAAGTGCAGAAACCGCCCCATATAATGTTAAAATAAAATTATCAGGAATAACAGGCGAAACATTTAAAGCATAGCGTGTGACAATCGAAGGGTTGTCGGTATCGGCTGAATTATCAGTTGTAGAAACCACATCCAGCGTTATTGTATAGGTTTTATTCCGAATGATATTTAAAGTATCAACGGCAGTTGCTCCTTGATTATCTGTGACCTCGATTTGATAGGTATAAAAATCATCGGTTAAGTTATCGAAATCCGTGGCCAAATCTGAAGGTGTTGCAATAACATCACCAACACCACCCAATAATTTTGTCCAAGATTTCGTCAAAACATATCCATCAGGATCATAAGCAGTTGCCACAACCGAAGCCGTTGTCACTGCATCTGCAATATAAATATCGTCACCAGCAATTACAATTGGCGGTACATTTCCATCTTCAGTCGATGTGCCGGAATCTTTATAATAACAGCGGCTTAAAGTAAGATTGCTTTTGTTGGCGTCTAAATTCCAGGTGGAATTCAATACAAAAAAATTCTTTTCATACACATATTTAAACACGATTAAATCATTAAATTTTATAGCATTTAAAGCTTCAAGATCCAATTTTTCGTGTGCAGCATTAAACATTCTTCTATAAATATTCGCCACTGTTTTTGAATAGGTTGTGTTTTCTATTTTATAAATAGCATCGGTCCATTGTGTCCAATGGGTGCGAGAAGCAACAACATCATCAATGGCATATTTTTTAACAAAGAAACTTCCTGAAGTGTATAAAGTTTCTGTGCAAATAACCATTTGTTCCCCATTATTGAAATTATAAAAAACACCAATCACCGGAATTAAAACACTAGTACGATATATATTATATATATTTTCTTCAATAAGATTGGCCCCTTCCAATGTTACCACTGAATAATTTTTTCCATTTAAAGCAAAACCGTATAAAATAGGCACTTCAATTTCGTTGAATGCAGTAGTAGCTTCTTTTAATTTTGCCAATCTAAAAGAGTTCGAAACACCTGATTTATCATCACCATACGATAAATCAATTTCTTTATCAATAGTAAATTCGCCATTAATTAAATCCGAAACAACTTCTTCTTCATTAAATCCTATGACACTTATATCACATTTTTCAATAATTACACCTTCTATTTTATTAGTATTCATTACACCGGTAGGTGCATAAAATCGAATGTCAAGCAAACCATCAGCCATAAAAATATGTTCAATAGCTATTTTAGCAGTGCCATTATCGTCAAAAATTACATTTTCAGTATCTGAAACAATTCCGTTGAAGTTGCTAAAAATCACTACTTCATTGAAAAGTATTTCATATTTGAAAGGGTTTTTCCACAACAACATATTCGAAGGATTCGCAGTGGTTTGACCAGGTTTTTTTACCCTGAAATTAAATTGAAATTTTAATTTTTGTGTTCTTGATATAAAAACTTTTTCACGCAATGAAATAAATAAATCATCATCTTGTGCATAATCTGTCGTTCCTGATAATCCTAAATTATAATCCTGATTGTAAAAAACACAGTAATAATCAGGATGTTTGCATCTTGCAAAATAATCACCATTAGCCATCCACGAACTAGCGTGAATTTGACCTAAAACACCTGTCACTATTGCCCAGCCATCATTTGCTTCTTTGCTTATAGTAACAGGAAGTTTTGGTTCTATCTTTTTATGACTAATTTTAATTTCATTATACGGCGGAATCATTGTGATTGTCGGCGTAGGCAAAGGTGTGATCTGTTTCAATAATCTTGTGTAGGAAACCGCAGTATCATAAACACCTTCAGTGCTATATTTTTTATATTCAATGGTGCGAATGTGCCTGGTGTTTATCCCTTCAATATACCATCGATTATCACATTGATAACACACACAAAGCATATCAGCCAGTAATGTTTCAAGTATCTTATAAGCATCTTGCTTTTTGCCTTTATCAGTAGTAAAATTTGTAGTGTCAATATAGATCGCATCCCAATCTTTATTGATAAAGTTTTCGATGGCTGGATTAAAATACAAATCCAATTCTAATCCGGTTAATTTTAAGATTTGACAATAAATGTCAATTATCGATTTTTCGCGACTATAATATTCATCAGGAAGGTATTTCCCTTTCAAACGACTTAAACCACACACAGCGGTAAAACTCACAAAGAAACAGCCGTTTTTATAGGGTTCAGAATACAAATCAGGAAGGATATAACCTTGCCAAACAACACTATCATCAGTACTGTTTTTTATAAGAACATTGTATTTGTTTTCGTCACCGGTAAAAAAAGAAACAAAAGCAGCATCTTCAGCGGTTTTTGTCAGCATATCAAATTTCAATTCACTTGAAACCACTGTCATTATATCTTTAGCATCACCACCATTCCAGGACAAAGAAATCCCTGAAGCCGAAGCGTTCTCAACCACCACTTGTGTTAATGGCGATGTCGTGTTGATGATGTCGATATAATAACTCATTATCCTATACGGTTTTTACGAGCGTTTGCACGTTCGATTACCACTAATAAATCTGATCCTTGTATTTTTGTAGAAGAAACAAAACCGCTTTCACCCCCTGAATTCATCATTCCGTAAAGCTTTGATTGTTGGTTTTGATTTAATATTAATTCACCGGAATTAACACGTGCCAAAATCTTATCACCGTAATACGATGAACCACCTACAATCCCACCTTCTTGATAACGACCGCCATCTTGTGGCCCTTTAGCTAATTTACTAGAAACCACAGCAGATAAAGCCACTAAAACAACACCGGCAGCAATAGCAGCATAAGGATTTGCTAATAATTTTTTGAATGCTATTCCAGCAAGTCCGGCAGTAATTAAACTTTCACCAAGCGAACGCATAAAACCAGCAATCACACTCATCATCCCTTTAAAAAGATCACCCATTGATGATGTTCCTGATATTAAACCACCAATCGCTTCACCTATTCCAACAGCCGCATTCACAGCTAACTGATTGACAGCTTCGCCAACAACAGTTGATAAATCAAGCATTGTTCCTTTTATGTTTTCAGCAACCGATTTTAAACCACCGGCTTTCGCTTGCATTTGAATAACCAAATTATCAAAACCACCTAATATTGAAATCACTTGTTCCGGTGGTAAAATAGACGCTAAATCAATAGGATCAGTTTGACCAACCGATAAAGAATCGATTTTAGTTTGGATTTTTACGATTTCATTTCCTAAAGTAAAAAAAGCCGCACCAGTTGTTGCAGTTTCTTTTTGTAGTTTCTGAAGGTCCGCAATTTGTTTTTCGTAAAAAGCAACCGTTCCAACTTTTAGAGTTTCAGTGGCTTTTCCTATTCCGGCAACAGATCCAGCAACGGCACCATTGAGAATGATTTCGTTTTCGGCAAGTTTTCCGGTTTTCGAATTGTATTCTTGTTTTGCGTTTAAAAGGATGTTATCCTGTTTTAAAGCATCGGCATTAAACTTTGTTAAATCAGTGTTTTGTTGCGCCAATAAACGCGTTTGCGCTTTTATAGCTTCGGATTTCGTAATTGTAACACGTGTAGTTTTTTCAGCAGCAGAAGCTTCTTGCAACACTATTACATCGGCACCTTTTTTGATTCGAAGAATTTCAGCTTCGGTTTTCGAAATATTCTCACGAAGTTTTAATTCATCCTGAATCCTTGCATTCGCATTCGATTGCAATTGTGTATCAATTGCAGCAGCACGCGATTTATTAAAAATAGCATCACGCAAATCATCATAAGACTTTTTCGCGGTGCCGTTTTTTATCGCTTCATCATCGATATTTTTGAAATAAGCCGGATATAAAGCCTGTAATTCATCAACCGCTTTTTTGCGTTCGTTAATTGATAATTTTACATTCGTAGCTGATTTATATAATTTATCTAAAGTGGTGACTTCGTTAGTGGCAAAATCATTTCCTTTTTTTACAGCATCATTCAATTGGGTTTGACCACTAACCGCTTCTTTTGAATTTTTCGAAAAAATATAAATTGCAGTACCCACAGCAAGAATTGCAGCAGCAGCAGCGATGTAAGGATTTGCTATAATAATAGCATTCAAAGCGGTGAATTTAACAATCAACGTAGGAATGAAAGTTAATAAACCACCTATCCCGGATAATAAAGGACCTATTGCAGCAGCAATTCCAGCTACAACAATAATGGTTGTTTTTGCGCCCACAGATAAATCACCAAAGCCTTTAACCATTCCATTTAAAGATGTAACTACTTTTGTAAACAATGGCAAAACAATAGATCCAAACTGTTGTGCTAGTTGCTTCAATGATTCCTGAAAGATTCGCATTTGGTTTGCCGCACCACCTTGCGTTCTTATAAAATCGCCTTGCGAATTCTTTGTAACCGATAAAATATAATTGTAACGCAATTGCACTTTTTCAGCCTGTGTCATTTGCTCATACGCCTTTTTAATACCTGAAGCCATTGCAAAATGCTTCAAATTGACTTCAGTCATTACAATTCCTAATTTCTTCAAAGATTCCGTTTCACCGGTGAAGATTGCAGAAATTGCGGTGTTTGCCACATCAATTGATATATTTTTAAACGATGCTAAATCACCAGCTAATCCCACTAATGAAGTGGACATTTTAGCCGCTTGACCAGTAGTCAAACCCATCGATGTTCCCATATCACCATATGCCGAAGCCATATCAAGCGCGGTTCCTTCAGCAATACCAAAAGATTCTAATGATGTTTTCGCAAAGCTTTTTACTTCAGCAGATGATCCTTTAAAAGAAACATCGACTTTATTTAAAGATTCGTTATAATCTGAAGCGAATTTTACGGCAGCAGCACCGGCAGCAAGAATAGGTAATGTCACATAAGTAGACATTGTACGACCTATTTGTTGGAATTGTTTTCCGGCTTTGTCAATTTGGCGCAAAGCCGTTTGCATTTCGGTAGAAAAGCCTTTTAAATCAGCAGTAAATTTTATGTTGATACTCGCTAATGAAGCCATTGAAACGCTTTTAAAGTTATGTAAAAATAGTTTTACAGTGCGTTTTAGGTGGTTTGAATTTCAAACTATTTTTAAAGGTTTTAGGTGTTGGGTAAAAAAAAATCCAGTGTTTCAGCACTGGATTTCTTCCCTAATTTAAAACCAAAAAATGCAACTAAATATAAAACGCTCCCCAGAATTTTTGTTATTTTATTATGATGTAAAAATATAATGGTAGTTGTTTTGTTTTGGTTTGAATTTCAAACTATTTAAAACCATCAAAAACTTCCTTCATAAAATCAGGCATTTCAGGCGTTTTTGTTTGTGGTTTATCCGGTGGCAAAAACTCTATTTTATTCCGGATTTTATTCATTGCTTCGTGTGCAGTTTCCGCTTCGACTGTGCTTTTAAAGTAATGGTTTCCGAGTTTGTATTTGAAAGTGTATAACATTTTTATTACTCTTTAAGATTCCACTTTTCAGTTTTGGCCGTTGCTTTTTTTGCATCGACTGCATCGTAAAAAGCTTTTACTTTTTCAACTTCATCCAATAACGCCTGGTGATCTTCATCTGTAAATTCGACACCATTTTCAGCATCCCAAGGAAAAGAAAGCACTTCAGATTCTTTTAAGTTTTTAGCGTTTGGCATCAAAACCGCCCACATTACTTTTCGGGTTTGAATCCAGCGATCCTTCATCAGGATTAATTCTTTGGCATAATATCCTTTTTCAGTGTTGGACCATTGCCGTGGTGTTAAACTATAAAAATAATCAACCGTTAATCCTATTTCACCCAATGCTAATTCTTCAATCTGATCCCAGGTGCGGTCCTTTATTTCTTCGCCGCTTTCTTCACGGCTTGCAACTTTCCCGGATCATTCTTTGGTAATGATTCTGTGAATCCAATTAATACTTTTTCAATCACATTCATCATTGTGGGTGTGTCACATAAAATCATATCGTCAATTTCATCACGCGTAAGGATTTCAGTGTTTTCTTCATTCGCCTGGACTGCTGCCAAAATTAAATCTGTAATCACATCCAATTGTTCAAAGGATAAATCATCAGATAAGGTTTGCAAACAAGTGAATCGTGCCATTGTTGCGTTCAGTGTGGGTGTGTTCCAAGCGGTTCCCAATAAACGAAAAACTTTCAAGCCGAATTTCAGCTTGAAAGTTTTGTTTTTAATTTGAATGATTGACATTATGCACCGGTTGTTTTAACCAAATCACCATTCCCTTTGAAACTGAATGAACCGGTAACACTGTTTCCAGTTTCGGCAGTGATGTCACTTGATTCGATATAAACGTTTCCTGTTAATACAAAATCACCTACTTCACCTGTGGTGAATTCTACTTCGATTTCAGTTCCGGCAAGCTGTAAAGCCACCAAATCCATAAATCCTTCTTGTGTTGAAGATCCTGAAGGTTTGTTTGCTACAAGCGCATCAGCCGATAAACTCCATTCGTAGTTCGAAGGTGTCGAAACGGTTCCGTTTGTGTCTTTGGTTGCTATTGCTTCCAGTTTAGTTGATAACGACAACTTACAAGAAGTTGCGTGATAAAGCGTTTTTCCATCGAAGGAAAATCGAAGGTTTTTACCTTTGTAAATTGTTGAAACTGCCATCTTTTTTTTATTTATT